CAGGTCGATACGGAGACCGGTAGACAGATTATGCCGTGGGAAGTTCTGGCACAGAACTGGAGGGAGTTTTCAAGGTTTTCAACCTCGAAGACTCTTCCAGTCTATGTCAGACTTTTCCGACAGTATTATCCTATCTTGAAAGGTTTCCCTGGACCAATATATGGCCCCACTGAGTGGGGTGGGCTTGGAGCCCCAATTCCAGATGGTCACAAGTTCACCAGGAACCAATTGATGTGGATGAACGCGCATAGACTCGGTCTATTTACTTTTCTACATGGTACTCGGAATGACTATTCTCGTCTTTCCAAAATGTACCATGATGAATTAGAAAAGTATGTAGGCGGAATCTATGAGTGGAGAGAGCCAGGGTATGGCGAGTCTTTTGGACCTTTAGATAGTGGTCCTTTTCTGGACCCTTATCAGAAGGATGGTGGTTATGCTGGTCAGATAATGGCATTGAGGAGATGGGTTGTGGACGCTTCATCTATGAAACACGTCAAGATATTTGGGGCAAGGAGATGGAATCAGTTTAAGACGAGTCTTAAACATGGAATTCCACCTCTTCCTCAGAAGTTTCTTGATATGCTTCGTAACAATGAAGTATACTTCCCCCGTCCAGGATGGTTCCGGTCTAGGGATATGACCGGAGTTCGGTATGAGGATAGTGCGTCTTACCTCCATGAGATTTTCCAGGCACAGAGACAGAACAATTAGAAGAGACCACTGCTGTGATCCCCCTGAATTGGTCCCCCCCGGGGCATGAAATATATCTCATGGCAAAATCTAAACAAAACAAAGGGAAGGGTGGTAATGGAAAGGGAAAGTCCGAAGATAGAATTACGTCCAAGATGACAGAGCGAAAGCAGATTGTTTCCAATCCTGCTATCACTATGTTTCGTGGTCCTACTTCTTCTATCCGAGTGAGAAACCAGGAAGCATTGAACGTTGCCATGATAGGTGGTTCTTCGACCCCCTACACGGAACGTAATTTCTTCCGGGTTGCTCCTTCGGCAACTTCTTCGGGACTTTCTTGGTTATCTGCAATTGCAAATCAGTATTCAATGTACAAGTTCCACAGTATCACTATTCGGTATGTTCCCACTACGGGAACTACCCAATCGGGATACGTGGCTATGGGTTTCTTTCCCGACGCTGAGGAGGCCGCTATTGGCTGGGTTCCTACTACAGGAACCGGCACATTAGGTCAGCTTTCCCAGTGTCGAAAGTTTACCCAGGTGCCCCTTTACTCGGAGGCGACCATTAAGCTGGATTCAAAGGACTTTGTCTTGGATTGGTACTATGTTGATCCAACCACGACAAGTTCTAGTGAATCTAGATTGACGGTCGCGGGTGGTGTGGGTATAATGGTTACAACCAATTCTACCCTCACCAACTCCTCCGTTGGGGTCCTATACATTGATTACGATGTGGAATTGAAGTTTCCCGTCACCACTAACCCCAATGTTGTATAAATTAGGCCGAGAGGCTTACAAAATCTAGGGCATCGTGAGGTGTCCGACCGGTGAAGGCTGCCTTGCTATCTTTTGCAAGACCCTGATGTTGATTGCGG